TTTAAAAGAAGAATTAAAAACTTATTTATATTGGATTGAAGAAAGAGAAAATATAAGAATCCAAAAGGAGGAGTTAAATCAAACTCCTCCTTGGACTGAAGACCCTATATTAAAAGAGTATAAGTTTTGTCAAGTTTTTAGAAACGATGATAGAACTAGTAGATGGTATATAGATAATATACGTAACCCTTTAGAAAATTCTGAAGAAGTATTTATGGCTACTGTTATATTTAGATGGTTTAACTTAATCCAAACAGGTGAGACTTTATTAAAACACAATCTACATATTAATTGGGACTCTGAATTAGCAAACGAAAAAATTAGAGAACAGGATCAATGGATTACTGGTGCTTACGTTATTAAAAGCCCGGACGGTTACGATAAATTAAAAGGTATTAGTTTATGTATTGATTATATGTGGGAGCAAAGAAAAGAAATATTAGCAAAAGCAAATTCATGTCAAAACTCTATGCAGGATATGTGGCTATATATAAAAAGCTTTCCTTTTCAAGGTCCATTTATGGCTTATGAAATTGTAACAGATTTAAGTTTTACTAAATTTGGAAGAGACGCTAAAGACAGATTAACATGGGCTAATGCAGGTCCCGGAGCAATGAGAGGTTTAAACAGGTTGACAGGTAGAGATTTAGATTTTAAAAAGAAGTCTCACGATTGGGTAGGTGAGATGAACGAACTATATAAAATATGCAGGTATTTATTACCCAAAAGTATTTTTAACTCTAATAGACATCCTTTTGAGTTAAGAGAAGTAGAGGGAGGTTTATGTGAGTTTGATAAGTATTCAAGAATTTTAAAAGGGCAAGGTAGGACAAGGAGTAAGTATGCATACAATACAAGCGTTTAATGTAAATGATGGTTTTTATAAAGGACTTGATATGTTCGGTTATAGCGGCAATTACATTGAACAAAAAACTAGAAATGGTACGGTATGGGAAATAAAAACACCTGTTTGTATTTCTTATAAATATCCAAATGTAAGGGTTTTACAAGACCCCTATAGAGACTGTAATCCATTTTTTCATTTAGCCGAAAGCTTATGGATGTTAGCAGGTAGAGGAGATTTAGCTTCTATGGAACATTATGTTCCACGAATGCGAGAGTATAGTGATGATGGAAAAACTTTATGGGGAGCTTATGGTTATAGGTGGAGATGGATGTTTGGCACAGACCAATTAAAAACGATAATAAAAATGTTAAAAAAGAATCCTGATGATAGACGTTGTGTTTTACAAATGTGGGGAGCGGAAAAAGATTTAAACCACCTAGAGGGTGAGGGCAAAGATGTTCCATGTAATACACAAATATATTTCAAAATTAGAGATGGTGCTTTACGGATGACGGTAACTAATCGGTCTAACGATTTAATATGGGGTTGTTTTGGAGCCAACATGGTTCACTTCAGTGTATTACACGAATACATGGCAGCAATGATAGGAGTTAAATTAGGAACTTATTACCATTTTACAGATAACTTACATTTATACATAGATTTTCCTATATGGAAAGATAAAGTTTCTAAGATAAGTGTAGCAGTAGGTTTACATAATTATAACGATAAAAAGTATGCTGAATCTTTACATGAAAAAACTATACCTTTAGTTAAAGATACTGAGACTTTTGATAAAGAACTTAAGTTTGTTTTAGACGGTGATTATAGGCAGGACGTTAAATTAAATAATGTATTTTTAGAGCGTGTTGCTATACCTGCTATAAAAAGTTGGAATTTATTTAAGGAACATAAATTTAGAGAATCAGTAGAAATGGCTGAAACTATTCTTCAAGAGGATTGGAGATTAGCCTGTAGTAGTTATATAAAAAGGAGAACTTAAATGACGGGAAATAATTATAAATTAATAGAAGACTTAGCTTGGGGCGATGTCGAAATACTTAAAGAGGCAGAGAAGTCTTATGGCACTAGTTGGAAACAACGTGGTGGGGTAGGAGCTTTTATGATGTTAGCTCGTAAGTGGGATAGATTAGAAAACCAAGTTAAAAAACACGGTTGGGATGTTTTCCAAACTGCGTTAGAAGATTCTAGGGCTGAGGGTATTTTAGACGATATAGGGGATTTAAGAAGATACTTATTATTAGTTGAGTCGCATATATTTGACCAAATGGCTAAAGAAAAAATATCTGATGAGTCTACAAAGAACACTGTTTAATCCAGATACAGACTGGTCTATACCGGACACTTTACCAAACTTAACAAACTGTAAAGAGTTTAGTGTCGATTTAGAAACTAGAGATCCTTCATTAAGGACTAAAGGTTCAGGTTGGGCTAGAAAAGAAGGAGAGATTATAGGTGTTGCTGTAGGGTGGGAGAGCGGTGAAATTTATTTACCGTTCTCTCATTTAGGCGGTGGTAATTTAGATAAAGAAATAGTTTATAGATGGTTAAAAAAGCAATTAAATTCTAACGCTACTAAAGTTTTTCATAACGCTGTTTATGATTTAGGTTGGTTAAAAGCTGAGGGTTTTAACATAGAAGGTAATATAGTTGATACTTTAGTTGCCGCACCTTTATTAGATGAAAACGCATTTTCATATTCTTTAGATAATCTAGGCGAAAAGTATTGTGGTCAGAAAAAAGACGAGAGTTTATTAGATGAGGCTTTATTATCTTATGGTTTAAATAATAAAGGTGATATGTGGAAATTACCGTCTAAGTATGTGGGCTTATATGCAGAAAGAGACGCTAGGCTTACTTACGATCTATGGAAAGTTTTAAAACAACAAATAGCTGAAGAAAATTTATCCAAAGTATTTAAAACAGAAATGGATATAGTTCAGCTTGTTATTGAAATGAGAATGATGGGGGTAAGGGTAGATTTAGAAAAAGCAGAAAAGATTATGCATGACTTATCTATAAAAGAACAAGCAATTTTATTAGATATAAAAAGACAATATGGAGTAGAGGTTGATATATGGGCTAATGCCTCTATACAAAAAGCCTTTGATAAAAATAGTTTACATTACCCTTATACAGAAAAAGGCTCACCAAGTTTCCAAGCTAGTTGGTTAGAAAACCATGAACATCCTTTACCAAAAGCTATTGCACGTGCAAGAAAATATAATAAAGCAGGTGGGACTTTTGTTAAAAAAATGATATTTGATCATGAAGTAAATGGAAGGATACATGCTGAAGCACATAGTTCAAGATCAGAGCTTGGTGGAACGGTAACAGGTAGGTTTAGTTATTCTAATCCAAACTTACAACAAGTTCCCGCAAGAGATCCAGAAATAGGTCCAATGATAAGATCTATATTTATTCCTGAGGACGGACAAGAATGGTGTTGTTTTGATTACAGCCAACAAGAACCAAGAATAACAGTTCATTTTGCACATAAATTAAAAATGGTTGGTGCTGAACAAGCAGTTAAAAGTTATAAAGAAGGTAACGCTGACTTTCACCAAATAGTAGCAGATATGGCAAACATACCCCGTAAACAAGCTAAAGATATAAACTTAGGGCTTACCTATGGGATGGGTGTAAGGAAGCTTATAAACGAGCTAGGGGTCTCTGAGGAGGAAGGTAACGAGCTTTTAGCCCAATACCATACTAAAGTTCCTTTTATTAAAGGTCTAATGGATTATTGCACTAAGTTAGCTTCTGATAGAGGGTATGTAAAAACATTAGGTGGTAGAAAAGCAAGGTTTGATAGATGGGAGCCAAGTGGTAGTTATAACGAAGTAACACCCCTGCCAGAACAAAAAGCTATAGAAGAATATGGATTTGATTTAAAAAGAGCATTTACTTATAAAGCCTTAAATAGATTAATCCAAGGCTCTGCAGCAGACATGACTAAGTTAGCAATG